ATGTTTGATTATTTACAAGTAGAATATAATGATATAAAACCATCAACAGGAGATCAATTTCAAACAAAATCTCTTGGTGGTAAATTAGAAAAATATAAAATCGATGGAGAAGGAAAGCTTCATAAACGATTGAGTGATGCTTGGTATCCATACCCACATGAGGGATATTTTGAATTTCATGATGGTGTTAATAGATATGAGTCATGGTTTTTTGGTGGGAAGATATCTAATATAAATAAAAAATAAATGGTAGATTGGCAGAGTCTGGTTTATTGCACTAGTTTTGAAAACTAGAGGGGGTCAAACCTCCGTAGGTTCGAATCCTACATCTACCTCCAAACTTGCTCCTGTAGGCCAATTGGCAGAGTCAGTGGACTTAAAATCCATAAAGTGTTGGTTCGAGTCCAACCGGGAGTACCAAATATATTATAAACCTGATTACAGGAGAAAGATTATGATTGAACAGTTTCCAATAGTCCCACCTACTATTATAGAACAAGACCTAGATTACAAAGCATTACAAGCATTTGATGCAACCTCGATAATAAAACAAGGTCAATGGACTAGTAGATACGAATACACTCATGACTTTCTAGATCAGTATTTAGACTTTAGTAATGTAGGATTAAAGGCTTCAGGATTTTTTCATTATGATGCAAGGATGTGTTGTGAGTCTCTTAATTCCCCAAGCCCGATTAGAAGTTGGTATAATCCAAAATTCAAAGTTGGATTAACTAATTGTGACATGGCTAAAGGGGATATGAAAGTTGCATTAGCACTTCGTAAATATATAGCTAGTCAGTTTAGACCGACATCAGCACTTGCTCTTTATAAGATGTTTAATGCTAAAAATATATTTGATCCTTGTATGGGTTGGGGTGATAGATTAGTGGCATTTTTAACTAGTGATGCTGAATCCTATACAGGTCTTGATGTAAACCCGCATTTATTTCTTGGATACGAGCGACAGATTAATTTAGCAAACACTAATAAAGATATTGATTTAGTATTTGAACGTGCAGAAGTTTATAATGATCCAACAAAGAAATTTGATTTTATATTTACTTCACCACCATACTATGACATTGAACGATATGAAGGTATGTGGCAATCCCATTCTAAGTATAAAAAGTTTAATGATTGGATGGAAAAGTTTTTATTTAAAATGGTAGAGAATTCGTGGGATATGCTAGAAGTTGGTGGTCATATGGCAATTAATATTTCAGATGTTTATTCACATCATACTGTTAATAAAATATGCGATACGATGGTCGATCATATCTTAACTCTCGATGATGCCAAATATATTGGTGCCATTGGATATAGAATGCGAAAACGACCTAATTCAAAAGCTGTTGGTAATATTTTTTCAGAACCAATTTGGATATTTAAAAAAGAGTAAATTTAAACGGAGAATAATGGGAGTACCAATTATAAATTAAGGAGTTTGTTATGTGTACGGGATTTGAAACGGCTGGAGTAATAATAACAATTCTAATAGCAACAGTATTAATAGTGGTTTCTTGTGCAGTTTTTTTGCCTCCATTAGTAAAACATATTGAATGTAGATGGAAAGAATATTTGGATGAAAAATTTAAAAGGTAGGTTGGTAGAGTTTGGTTTATTACACTTCTTTGCTAAAGAAACGTGGGTAACACCACCAAAGGTTCGAATCCTTTACCTACCGCCAAAATAATTGAAAGGGAATTAACATGAATTTTATAATTGGATTATTGTTTTTTATATTATTAGTTGTATTTGTTGGTGTAATGATAGGTACTATGGTATTTCCAGAAACATTTACCATGTTAGATAGAAGAATTAAAACTTACATACAAAATAAATACCCAACTGTGAAAGAAGACTAATATGTGGGATAAATTTATTGAGTGGACTATTGAAACAGAAGTAAGATACCGATGTGTTATTAGTGCAATTTATTTAATATCTGGTGGTTTAATAGCAATTTGTTTATATTATTATTTAACGTTAATGGGACTATCATGATTATACTCCAAAAAGGAAATATTCTAGATGCTCTTAAAGATGATCGAATAGGTGCTATTGCACATGGAGTAAATTGTTCTGGTGGATTTGGTTCTGGTATTGCAGGACAGATAGCACAACAGTATCCAGAAGTTCGAGAAGCATATTTGAAAAAATATAATGATGGAAAAATATATTCGCCTTATGGGTGGTTTCTTGGAGATATTCAACCAGTAAAAGTCCAAGTGGAACAACCTCCTTTTGTTATTGGTGGACCACCAAGAGCAAACCACAAACCATATTATGAAACAAAATACATAATTAATTGTGCAACACAGAAAAACTATGGTTCTGATGGAACCCAATATGTAGATTATGGGGCAATTAGAGATTGTATACAAAGTTTAAAATTATTTTCAAATAATAATTTCTCCAATTTAGCAATTCCAAAAATCGGAACAGGACTTGGTGGTGGTGATTGGGAAACTATAGAAAATATAATTCTTAATATATTTCATGATATAAATATTTCAATATATGTGTTGTGAGTTTCCTATATACTTTATTTTGTTCACATTGCAATAAAAAAATAGGAAAATTTGAAGTTGGAAATGAAAATAAGCCAAGAAATAAAAAAAGAAGAATAAAAATAATATATCATAGAAAAAACTGTACGAGAAATTACACTCCGGTAGCCCAAATGGAAGAGGCAACAAGATTATATTAGAGACCTTATCCATAACTATTATATCTCAATGATATAATGGCGTGATGTGTAGGTTCGATTCCTGCCCGGAGTACCAAAAAATTAAATGAATTACATTAAATGCTCTCGTAGCCCAACGGCAGAGGCAATGCACTTAGAATGCATTCAGTGTAGGTTCGAATCCTACCGAGAGTACCAAATATCTTTGTTAAATATAAAGGATAGTCTATGAAAAAACATCTACCATTTTGTTCCAGCCAATCAGGACCAGTATCAGGCTGTAGTGTATGTAATATTTGTACGTGCGAGGACTGGAAACCTCAAATAAAAATGATCGATTCGTTTATAGTATTTTCCACATTTCAATCTGCTGGACCAAAATGGGATGATAATAAAAATATTATATTCAGATATTGTCCTTGGTGTGGTGGGAAACTTACCGAAGAAAATCATACAACAGATGACATTAAAGAAATAACAAAAGAATCTTCTACAGAAATCAGAAATCCATTTGGATTGGGGCCGAAATGAAAATAATTAATCTTTTAGGTGGACCGGGATGTGGTAAATCAACCACAGCTTCCGGTCTTTTTTATTATATGAAGAGTGCGGGATTGAAAGTAGAATTAGTACGAGAATATGTTAAAGATGCAGTATATGAATCCAGAAATATTTTTGATGACCAGATGTATATTTTTGCAAAACAAAATCGCAGACAACATATTTTAGTAAATAGTGTCGATTGGATTATTACTGATTCTCCAATAATACTTAGTGCGGTATATGCGCCAGTGAATTATTTTCCATCATTTTCAAATCTATGTTTAGAAGCTTTTAGATCATACGACAACATAAACTTTTTCATCAATAGAGAAAAACCATATTCCAATATCGGACGACATCAAACAGAAGATGAAGCAAAGATTATTGATACAACCGTGAAAGATTTTATGATGGATAATGATATTAATTTTTATTCTGTTAGTGGTAGTGCCGAATGTCCAAAAGAAATTGCAAGACGATTAGAAGATATACATAATGTTCAGATATTATAAACCAATGAGCTACAAATAAAATGTTTGAAGAAATACGATATATAAATAATATGGGAAGTCAATTTAGAAATTTTACCCAGAAAGATACTTATCTGTGGAACTTTTCTTGTCCATTATGTGGAGATTCTAAAAAGAATAAATTGAAAGCCAGAGGATATTTATACCGCAATAACAATACTATAACATTCAAATGTCACAATTGTAATGTGTCTATGTCATTTGGAAACTTTTTAAAACAAGTTGATCCTTCATTATATCAACAATACCGCTACGATAGCTATGAAGCAAATCACACGAACACACCAAAAAAAATCAAAAAAGAACATGCGAGTATATCAAAATTTGAAGCCACTTATAACTCACTAAAAAAGACCACAAAATCGAAGATATCTTTAGGGAATATGGTGGATATAAATACTCTATATACTCTAAAAGATTTATCAGATAACCAAAAGTTTGCAATAGATTATGTTGTTGGGCGAAAATTGCCCAAAACTTCGTACAGCAGGATTTTCTATTGTGATAACTTTCGATCATGGGCTAATAGTATACTGCCCGACAAATTCAAGATAATTGATAACGAATTTCCAAAAATAGTAATACCATTTTATGATAGTGAAAAAAATATTATTGGATGTCAAGCTAGATCATATTTATCGGGGGATACATTTGATCAAAAATATTTAACAGCAAAATTTGATAAAGAAAAAGAATTAACATACGGACTCGATCTTGTTGACTGGTCACAGACAGTATATGTTTTGGAAGGTCCATTTGATTCTATGTTCATAAAAAATGCCGTTGCTGTTACGTCATCCTCATTGCATAAAAAAACTCAGATTGATTATACAAATGCAGTTTTGGTTTATGATAATCAACCTAGAAGTAAAGAGGTATTGAATGAAATGAAGAAAGCAATAAAGATGGGTAGATTAGTATATTTTTGGGATGAAGAAGTTTCATCAAAAGATGTTAATGAATTTATATTAGATGGAAACATTATTGAAGATTTGAATTTAAAAGAGAATTCTAAATCTGGTATTGAAGCAACTTTGAAACTACAACATTGGAGAAGAGTATGAGTAGAGTAATTGTATTGGTAGGAAAAGCTGGTTCTGGAAAATCCACAATAGCAAAGGAATTAATAAATCATAATATGTCGATAGTATCTTTTGCTGATCCCATACGTGATATGGTTAGAACTTTGGGATTAACCGAACAGCATTTAACTGGAGATTTAAAAGAAGTTCCTTGTGAATTATTGTCGGGACAAACTCCCCGATATGTTTTACAAACTCTTGGGACTGATTGGGCTAGGAATTTAATAGACGAAAAATTTTGGGTCAATATTTGGAAACATAAAGTTATCAAATTATTAGATACGGGAGTAGATGTTGTAACAGATGATTGTAGATTTTTAAATGAAGCATCAGCCGCAAGATCGCTTGAAGGCACTATATTTCGATTAGAACGGGATGTACCAAATATTAAAACCCACAATCACCAATCAGAGTTACAAATTTCTCATATTGTTGCAGACTATGTAATAGATAATAATAGATCATGTGAAGAAGTTGTTAATGATATTTTAAATTTGAGTGAGAGTGACTTATGAAATATGTAGCTGGATTTTTATTTAATGAATCAAGAGACAATATAGTTCTCATAGAAAAATTAAAACCTGCATACCAAAAAGGAAAACTTAATGGTGTAGGTGGAAAGGTCGAGCCGGGAGAATCCCCATCTACAGCTATGGTCCGTGAATTTCAAGAAGAGGGTGGAGTTTGGATAGGACCGCACGAATGGGAATTATTTTGTGAGTATAGTTGGAAAGAAGATTACAAAATATACTACTACAGATGTTTCAATAATGATTATTATGATATGGCGAGAACGGTTGAAGAGGAAGAGATTACAAAAATTAGAGTGAATACATTAGAGCATTATGATCGGATGCACAACTTAGATTTTTTAATACCACTAGCAAGGAACGTAGAAATAGATTATACATCACCATTAATTATAACAGAGACCGATAATACACTAAAGGGACAACAAGGGGCCGAATGACAGAACAATATTTACCAACTGAATACCAAAATATAATACATTTATCACGATATGCAAGATGGTTAGACGATGAAGAACGAAGAGAAACTTGGGATGAAACAGTAACAAGATACTTTGATTTTTTTGAAAAATATTTACTAGATAATTATAACTACGAATTCAAAGAAAGAAAACAATTAGAAAAAGCAGTTTTAAAGTTAGAAGCTATGCCATCCATGAGAGCATTGATGACCGCCGGATTAGCATTAGAGAGAGATCATGTTGCAGGATATAATTGTGCATATGTAGCAATTAGCCGACAACGATCATTCGATGAAATAATGTACATCCTCATGTGTGGTACTGGAGTTGGGTTTTCTGTAGAGCGACAATTCGTTAATAACCTTCCCGAAGTTTCAGAAAAGTTATATCAAACCGATACTACAATAATGGTTGCGGATTCAAAAATTGGTTGGGCTAAAGCATATAAAGAATTAATTTCTCTATTGTATTCGGGTCAAATTCCTAAATGGGATTTATCAAAACTTAGACCAGCAGGAGCTAGATTAAAAACTTTTGGTGGTCGATCATCAGGACCAGCACCATTAGAAAATCTTTTTAAATTTACAGTCAACACTTTTATGAAAGCAACTGGTAGAAAATTAAATTCTATCGAGTGTCACGATTTGGTTTGTAAGATTGCAGAAATTGTTGTTGTTGGTGGAGTTCGAAGATCAGCACTTATTTCTCTTTCAAATTTAACAGACGAAAGACTTCGAACCGCCAAGTCCGGTCAATGGTGGGAAATAAATCCACAACGATCATTGGCAAATAATTCTGTTGCGTATACTGAAAAACCTGATATGGGTATTTTTATGCATGAATGGAATTCTCTTTATAAGTCGAAGTCTGGTGAACGTGGAATATTCAATCGAGAAGCTGTTAAAAAACATTTAACAGAACTGGTTGATCGCAGAGATAGTTCATATGAATTTGGTGTGAATCCGTGTGGAGAAATTATTTTACGAGATCGACAATTCTGTAATCTATCAGAGATTGTTGTTAGACCGGACGATACAGAAAAAACTTTGAAAGCGAAAGTAAAAGTAGCAACTATTCTTGGAACCCTACAATCGTTATTAACAGATTTTAGATATATTTCAAACGAATGGTCTAAGAATTGTCAAGAAGAAAGATTGCTTGGCGTTTCTCTAACTGGTATTATGGACCATGAAATGTTGAATGGAATAGGAGATGTTGATAAGATAGACGAATATGTGGCTATGCTCAAGAAAGTAGCTATCGACACCAACAAGGAATGGGCTAAGAAATTAGGAATCAATCCTGCTACAGCAATCACCTGTATAAAGCCATCAGGAACCGTTTCACAGCTTGTAAATGCATCGTCAGGCATTCATCCTAGACATGCTGAATACTATGTGAGAACGATTAGGGGGGATAAAAAAGACCCGGTTTCTAAATTTATGTTTGACAAAGGATTTCCTTGTGAAGATGAAATTCATCAACCAGATCACATGTGGGTATTTTCGTTTCCCCAAAAAGCACCATCGAATGGAAGATTGCGAAAAGATTTGAGTGCAACCGACCAATTAAAATTGTGGAAAAAATATTCAAAGAGTTGGTGTGAGCATAATCCATCAGTAACCATCAATGTCAAAGAAGATGAATGGATGGGTGTTGGGTCATGGGTATATGAAAACTTCAATGATTTAAACGGAGTTTCTTTTTTACCATACGCAGAGCATTCGTATCTTCAAGCACCTTATCAAGAATGTACGAAAGAGCAATATGAGGAATTACTTGCTAAGATGCCCCAAGATGTAGATTGGAATGATTTGTCGCAGTACGAACAAGAAGATAATACAACTGGAAGTCAAACTTTGGCGTGTTCTGGTGGTTCATGCGAAATTACAGATATTGGTGAAATATCTGGTTGACAAAATGAACAATAAAACATATAATACTTGGTAATGATTGTGGATGATAACGAAGAAATATACCAGATAAATATACCCACAGACAAAGTTATTTTTTGGAATGTTGCGGGTACTACATCTAGAGTATATCCAGCGTACTATACGTCTTTAGACGAATACGAAGAACAACGAAAAAAGGAGAAATTATATGGAGACAAAAAAAGTAACGTGGGAGTGGGAAGGAGTCCTGAATGAAATTGGGGAAGACGGTAAACTAAAAGTTTATTTGAAGCCATATCGATCAGGAAAATTGACTTACGATACAACTATGTATTTTGATCCATCAGAAATTCCTGAAGGAAGTGAAACATTATTGTTTCCCGGTATTGGTGTGTACGTGAAAAAATCAGAAGATAATCCAGAAAAAAACGTTTTAGAATTTAAAGTAAACGTAATGTTGGGAAAGAGTAAGTATATTATTACTGATAATTAATAAGAGAGTCAGTTATGTTTGAATTTTTGAAAAGCTTTTTTGGTAATAAAAGAGATAGATATCGATCTGCAACATTAGGAGATGATTGGTTTTGGGATGATGATACTCATAGAGTGTATACTCATATATCCCATAAATTTAAAAAATTAATTTTATCCAAATCAAATGATTATATGGAACGGCATGTTCAGGAGCCGAATGATGAACATAGACGATGTTTTAAAATTGAAGCATTTTATGAAATAATGCCAGAAGTTTTAAAAGAAATAGAACTCGAAATTGAACGCTTAAAAAAAGAGGAATAGATTATGGATTTTTCTAAAATTATGTATGAAGTATATGACAGTGAATTGATTAATGTGTTAACGACAGAAAAACTTATTGAAAATCTGCAAAACAGATATAAAGATGTTTCTAGTTTTTCTAGTGTTGATATAATGTCGATAAATACAACTTCGGACATTCAAGTGCCATTGGGGTTGTTAAAAAAAGAGTTCAAATGTAACGTTATTACTCCCTCAAAATTTTTGTTTGAAGTTGATGATGGGTGCTTTTTTTCGTTTGTTGTAGAGAAGTTAGATTATGAAAACTGGACTTTAAATTTTCAAATATTTGCTATTCACCAAGAGAAATTGAAAAGAACTTCAAAAATAATAAATGACATATTAGAAGATATCACACACGAACCAGACCACAAAGTAACATTTAGTTGGAATTTATTTGAACGAGGTTCTATACAAGAATATGAATTACCAGCAGTATTAAAGGATAGTGTATTTCCCGAATCTTATCCATATGTAGAAAATTTTGATTCTTATATTGATAATTTTATAAATGGGAACGAAAATATTTTAATTCTATATGGAGTTCCGGGTACAGGTAAAACGAGATTCATCAGAGAAATTATCAAAAGAATGAATATAAAGTATTATCCAAAACGACCATCTTCTGATGATACATATGGACACCGGGGAAGAATGATAGTGACCTGTACAAATAGTACAGAGGTTATTAATGATGATAAATTTTATTTTAGTTATCTTTGTGGGTCTAGTAGATTAATGATTTTGGAAGATGCTGATTACAATATTATGACAAATCGAAAGGATGGAAACGACAATCTTAATAAATTATTGTTTACGGCTGATGGGTTAATTCCCACCAACAAGAAAATTATTATTAGTACTAATTTGACCATGAAGAATATTGATGATGCGATAGTTAGAAATGGACGTTGTTATGATGTTTTGAAGACCAGAGAACTATCACGGGATGAAATAGAAACATTTATAAACAAGTACAACGAACATTATAATAAACAGATTTTATTGAGCGATATTATACATAATGATGAAAACACTTTAAGTTTATGTGATGTGTATAAGAGAGCTAATGGGGAAAAACAAATCGAAGACAAAGGGGAACAAGTTTGAATTGGACATATCTAAATATCTAACAGAGAAATTTGGAGAATCTTTTACAAGAGTTCCAAATTCTGGAGCCTTTATTGGTGGACAGAATCAAGTACGAAAAGATCAATTATCAGATAACCAGATTCGACTTTTTAAAGGTGATATAATCCCACCAGATACGATGTCGAATCTGGTTATTGAATGTAAGCATTATGCAGATTTTCCTTTTCATAAGTTAATAGGAGATCATTCTATTCCATTGTTAGACGGATGGATTTCCGAAGTTGAATTTGATGCAGGAGAAGTTGATCTATGGTTTTTAATATGGAAAATTTCAAGACATGGAACGTATATATTATGTGATGATCGTTGGGCATTTAACCACAATCAAAGAGACTCTGTTTGGTATAAATCATATGTCATTAATGAGCTAGATACATTTCTTGGAGATGATGGTAATGTCGATTTCATTCGTAAAATATTTGAAAAATAATATATTGACATTCAATCACATCTTTGCTATACTGGTATAGTGAATAAACAATACAGGAGATTGTGATAATGACTAAAGCAATATCTCAAGCAGAGTTAGATATTATCTATGGACCAGAGCCGACATTTGATACTGATAAGGAACCGAGTGAATCAGAACTGTATGAATCTTTTAAGTGGTATCGAGAAACACAATCTGATGCTATAAAGAAGAAATGGTTTTTAGAGTTTGCTGAAAGAGAACTCAGCGAGGAAGATGTTACACAATTAAAAACTGTTCCTGATTATAGATTTTGTACTGTTGGTACTTGGGCAAGAATGGTAAAGAATGGTGCAAATTTCTCTGATAAACAACACAAACACTTTTTAGAATTATCAGCTAATTTGAACGAATATGTAGATCACGATCAACTTAAAAGTAAAAAAAATAATCCTAAAAAAGTAAGTGTTCAAGAGCATATTACAAATTCAGTAAACAATTATGTGGGCGATATTGAATTTGAAATTGATAAATTTATTGCTAATGGATTTGAATCAGATTTCTCTATGTTAGAATTTTTAGAGAAAAATGAAATCAAAGGATTGATTGCAAAAAGAATTGGCAAATCTCTTGTACCACAACAAAAAGAATTGCAGGAATTGATTGCTGATTGGGATATTGCTTTTGATCTAAGAGAAAGTTGGTCACAGTTTACAAAAACTCAAATTAAGTTATTTGATAAATTCATTTCTTCGATGATTGAAGATTGTAATACATTATCAGAAAACAAAAAGAGATCAGCTAAACCGAGAAAACACAAATCTATTGATATTAATAAAATAATTGCAAAAGTGCAATATTTAAAACACGATTCCAAACTGAAACTTGAAAGTCTACATCCATCTAAAATTGTTAAGGCTGATGAAGTTTGGGTTTGGAATCAAAAATTGAGAAAGCTTGGAGTGTATCGTTCCAAGAGTACCAATGGTTTGACAATCAAAGGAACAACCATTCAGGATTTTGATGAAACCTCTGTGAGTAAAACTATTAGAAATCCAAAAGAATATTTTGAAAAAATTATGAGTGGTGGCAAACGAGTTATGAAAAAAACATTTGGTGAAGTAAAAGCCAAAGAGCAAAAATTAAATGGAAGACTTAACAAAGACACTCTTATCGTGAAAGTATTTTAAGGAGATTATTATGAAAAACTTTTTCAAAAAATTTATGGTTGGATTTGTATTTATTGTTTTTATGACAGTATACTCTACTGCATTTTCTCAACAGGTGGTTGATGAAAAACCAATTACAGACCATGCAATTATTATGATGAATTCTACAACTTGTAGTTATTGTATTTCTTTTCTTGAAGAAGGGATGCCGGAGTGGAAAAATTTTCAAGAGTTTTATAAAAATAAAGCTGGGGTTGTTATTCCAAATTTATATATTTTGGATATGCCTCCAGCACGTTCATTTCCTGAATGGGTGATTTCGGCAATGAACGATAAACGTATCCCACACGTACAGGGTACACCAACATTTTTTTATTGGGATGGGATTAAAGTTCTCGATCAAGTAATTGGTTATGGTGGTAATAATACTTTTCGAGCAATATTTAATATGTCAGAAAAGCATGGAGAGAAAAATGGAAAAGAATGAACCAACACATGTGGATGCATTAGGAAATCAAATAACACCGGGTTGTATTGTAATTCATGGGTCTTCTAGTTCGTTTGCTGGGTTTGCTAAATATCGAGTAGTTAATTTATCAAAAAAACAAGTCGGAGTTGGTGTTAGGAACCATCATGATATAACTGTTGGTGGATGGATTAATTCTGGCGTTGGGTCTAGTCACACTAGTAATGTTCCCCGTAGATGGACTTATAAAAATGGCTCTAAATCTCTTCGTCCAGATGTATTAGTTGTTGTTGAAAATTTGGAAGGAACTATCGTGGTAGATCATTCTAAACTTCCATTCGAGGGTGGGTATAAAGATAATGAAGATGATTATGATGTACTCGAAGAGAATATAAATTCAAAATATAGGTATCGAGATGCTAATATATTAGGTAAACGAAAAGAGTTTAAGAAAGAAATTGAAGTTATAGATACCACAAAAAAAGAAAAATAAACTAACGGACCTGTAGCCTAATGGTAAGGCGTTCCGCTCATAACGGAGATTATCGGGGTTCGAGTCCCTGCGGGTCCACCAAATTTATTATGGAGATGTATTATGAAAATTTATGAAAGTAATTATTATGTGGATAATTTGTGTGATATAGAAGAAGATGTATTTGATAGTATCAATCATTTGTTAGAAGTTGATGAAGAAAAGCGAGATGATATTACTAAAAATTTTAATAATGGCAATGGTCATTATAAAGTAACTGTAGAATACGAAAGCGATATATGAAACAAAAACATATATATGCATACATGAAAATAGCAGAAGTGTATGCTCAATTGAGTTCTGCAAAACGTCTTCAAGTAGGATGTTATATTGTGCGGGAAGAAGACCACAAACCAATATCTGATGGTTATAATGGTACGCCTGAAGGTTGGGATAATGTTTGTGAAGATGAAAACAATAAAACTAAACCAGAAGTGCTTCATGCAGAGCATAACGCATTAACCAAGATAGCAAAGTCTACGGAATCTAGTAAAGATGCAATTATGTTTTTAACACACACACCATGTATTAATTGTGCAAAGATGATTGCCGAATGTGGTATCAAAACTTTATATTATCAACAAAAATATGGAACTGATGAAGGTCTTGTATATTTAACAAAAGCAGGAGTTGAAGTAATTAAATTATATCGTGAATATCCAGCATAGGAGATTATATTATGAGTAAACAAGAAAAGAAAATGACACGAGAAGAAATGATCGACATATTGAAAACCAAAAAAGATGTTGTTGTAGATTTTACCAAGAAAAATGGCGAAGATCGTGCTATGTATTGCACGTTGGATTTTAAAAATATTCCAGAAGAAAATCATCCCAACAGCGATACCGATAAACCCATCAACGAAGATATCATAAAAGTTTGGGATTTCGAGCGCAAAGAATGGAGATCATTTCGAGTGGATAGTGTTAATGGAATAGGATACGATGAATGATACTTATAGATTGGTCAAATATTGGAATTAGTGCTATAATGGCGGTAACGTATAAGAAGCCTATCGAAGAAGATTTAGTTCGCCATTCTTTGATTAATTCTCTTCGGGAAATTGTTCGTAAATTTTCTAGAAAATACGGAAAAGATCATGTAGTTTTATGTGCGGATACTGGTTCTTCATGGAGAAAAACTGTATTTGAGTATTATAAATATAAGAGAAAGGAAGACCGGGATAAAGATAGAGATCGATGGGATCAAATATATAAAATATTTAACAAAGTAACGGAAGAAATTCATGATAATTTTCCATATAAAATTGTAGGTGTTAATCATATGGAAGGTGATGATATCATAGGAACTCTGGCTATGGAGTATGGAACTCATACTGATATTGTCATAGTATCGAATGATAAAGATTTCATTCAGTTGCAAAATAACAATGTTAGTATTTGGTCGCCAATGAAATCGTCATATCTTAAAGAAGCTAATCCAGATAAATACTTATACGAACATATTTTGAGAGGTGATCGTGGTGATGGTATTCCAAATTTTCTTTCAGCCGATGATTGTTTTGTAACTAAGACGAAACAAAAATCTATCAAAAAAGATAATGTAGCTAAATGGTTGAAACATACCCCGGAAGCAAATTTTGATGAAGATCAATTGAAAAATTTCGAGAGAAATAAAAATCTTATTGATTTGAGCATGATACCGAAAGAATATCAAAAAAATATTATATCGGAATTTGAAAGATTATGTCAACTTCCATTACAAAGAAAGTCTGGATATAAAATTATGACATATCTGACTAGTACTGGATTAAATCAATTATTAGAAAGGGTAGATGAATTTTAATGTTATATATATCAGAAATTTTTAACGAATTTGAAGAAGCAAAAACTAAGAAGGAAAAACAGGATATCTTAATAAAATATTCAGGAGATAAAACATTCTTAACTATTATGAGTGGTGTATTTGATCCTAGAATAGAATTTATTAAAGTTCCTAAAAAATTGCAATACAAAGAAAGTGATTCTCCGTATGGGTTCGCTTATACGACATTGGCGTATGAGCATAGACGACTAGCATGGTTATTGGAAAGTTCTACTATGGAACCAGAAAATAAATTATCGCTGTTACTAGACTTACTAGAAAATCTACATGCAGAAGAATCAAAAATCTTATTGGGTATGGTCAAGAAGAAATTAAAAGTTAGTGGTCTTACTCCAAAGTTAGTTAAAGAAGTATTTCCACAACTCTTTCCAAAAGTTGAAAAATAATGCCTCAATACGATTATCAATGTAGTAAATGCGAACACTTATTTGTAGAAGTTCATAGTATAGAGGATAGAGAAATACCAACTACGAAACCTTGTCCAAGTTGCAAAAAGAAAAAAGTTTCTAAGTTGATATCATCACCAATGGTTTGTGATCCAGTTCGAGTTGGTGTTTTAAAGCCACCATCCGACTTTACAAACCATATATTAAAACCAATGAAGGAAAGGTATAAAGACAACAACATCAAACTAAGGTAACAATGAAACTAGCAGAAAATTTTACGTTAGAAGAACTTACTAAATCTAGAACAGCATTGCGGAATGATATAGATAATATTCCAAATTCAGAACATATTGAGAATTTAAAAGCATTGTGTGGTAATATTCTACAACCAGTAAGAAATCATTATGGACAAGTTGTTACAGTAAATTCTGGTTTTAGATGTGAAGCATTAGAAAAAATATTAACACATAAATCTTATATAAGGTGGTGTGAAAAAAGAAAACTTGAAGTAAATGAAGAGTCATGGGAAAAGTATTTTGAAGGTAAATCACACCCGAAAGGAGAAGCCGGAGATATAGAAATAATTGGAATTCCAAATATTGAATTGGCATATTGGATTCGTGATAATTTAGAGTTCGATCAATTGATATTGGAATTTTATAATCCAGCCGATCCGCAAGGTGGTTGGGTTCATGTTTCATATAATATGATTCATAATCGAAAACAAGTACTAACCATTTCCAAAGGGGGAGTTGTATATGGATTACCAGAACGTCATGTTATCTGATAGCACTACAGAAAAAAAACCAGACGATTCAGGAGATAAGATAATCCCATTAATTGATTTTAATGATACAGAATATAGTTTAATATTAGATTTAGTACAAACACATTTAGATAAAAGACAAGGACATGATACAGTAGCATATAGACAAATACATAGAAAATTAAAATATAATGCACAACATAATTCTTAACATATGAGGTATTATTATGACTATGACCGATGCACAATTAAAAGAATTAGAACGAGAATTTAAACTACCAAAAATATTCACGGAGTATGCTAAGTGGGAAAATTGCCACACAAATATTTTTGGAAAAGAACTTGACCACATGCCAAATTTCCATACGGATTATAATGATTTTTATAATCAATTATATCCTACTATGAATTATTATGGGTTTGTATTGCTATTCAAAGAACATGATGATCGAATAGAGATTGGTTGGATTAGTCGAGTTTGGAATATTTACACACGATGCTTTACTCCAATACATTGTAAAAACTTCTTAAAAGCTGGTACAGTGTCTGCTATTAACGCTCTAAGAGAGGTACAACTAAAAGAGAATAATGAAACAAAAAGAATATCTGGAAAAGAAAAAGAAACAAGTAAAAATGAGAATGGAGAAGAATGATTATATTTCTAAATTGAAAGCCCGAATTAAGGAATTGGAAGATCGGGTTAGTAGATTAGAAAGAGACAAATATACATTACCAGTACCACATATTCCTCCATATACACCTTGGAAACCGGGAGATTATATCGTATGGGCAAAACCTTTATAATATACTTGAAAATAATACTTGACAAAAATGGTATCATATGATAATTTGTATCAGACAATTGAGAGCGAGCTAGGGTGGCTGAATCGGTATGGCGTTGGATTGCAAACCCAAAGAATGCGGGTTCAAGTCCCGTCCCTATCTCCAAATATTATATTATGAAGAATAAAAAAAGGAAAAAGAAAATGACTATTCAAAAGGTTGATAAAACTGATGGTGTCAAACGTATCAAAATCATGAAAGCCAATCCAGTAGCAAAGGCTATGCAGAATAAACGATTTCATGAAAAAGTGAAATCTCCCATCAATGAATACAATCGAGCTAAGAATAAGAAAATTTCGAGACAAGATTTTTATATGGACGAATATTAATTGATTTGCCGGAGTGGTAGCATTTTTGAGGTTGGTTCATAACTGACTCGATTGCAACCTATCACTCCGGCATTGCTTTAACTTTAGGAGAATGTTAAAAATGAATAATACTCCAATTCATACACTACATCGAATAGATGGACCGGAGACAAGTAAAGAAGCCGCCGAATCCTTAAAAAATCTCAATAATTTAGAGAAAGAGGTTTATACGGTCATTGAATATCATGGAAGTTCTGGATGTATCTCTGATCAGGTTCGAGAATCATTTCCTAATCTATCTTATTCGTCCGTAACTGCAAGGTATAAAGCATTATCTGACAAGGGGTGGATATCATACACCGGGACAAAAAAACCCGGAAATAGTGGAAGAAACCAACGGGTAATGATATCTACTAAATTTTTATAGGAGTAATTTTATGTGGATTCAAAGTTTAATGGGAATTGTTGGGTTTATATTAATATTTGGAATTGTCTTGTTTTTATCTAAGATTATTTTAAAAATATTTTATCCAAAAACTGCAAAAGAACTTGCGAAGGATAATTTAAAAACCCAAATTGAAAGGCTAGAAGTATTGAAGCAAAAAATTGAAGAGAAAAGAATTGAAACAGATTTGAGAAAGGATGAAATAAAGTACGAAAAAGAAATCATTTCAGCAAACGAAAAACTTGCTGGACTGAAAGAAAAACTTAACTCGTTATAATATTATTAATTTAATCATGGAGTATTAAAGATGAAACTTAAAATTACAGTATTTGCAGTTTTTATCTCAGCAATTATCGCTGGAGTATTTGGCACACGTATTGTTGAAACGGTAGGAAAGGGAACTTATCAGATTAAACAGGCCGCCGTTTCTGGTGAAATGACCGCACATATGCAACCGGGTATGTATGGACAATGGTTTGGTGATATTCAAGTTTGGCCTAAATCGGAAACATTTTATTTCACTAAAGATAATGTAGAAGGTGGTTCGAGCGATACTAGTGTTCAAGTACGGTTTGCTGATGGTTCGGAAACTGGAATTTCGGGTACAATGCGATATGCATTACCCACTTCGCCAGAACAGGCTATTGGTCTAATTACGCACCATGCATATATGTCGCCAGAAGACCTAGAAGCTAAATTGATCTTACCGATTGTACGAAAAGCATTGATCAATACTGCTAATCTTATGACTGCTAGAGAATCTTACGCAGAAAAGAAAACAGACTTCTTTACAATGGCAAGAGATCAGGTTGAATATGGAATGTATTTGACCGAAGAATATGAAAAAGAAGTAGTCGATCCAACCGATCCGTCTGGTCTTACTAAAATTAAAATCTTCGCAAAACGTCCGAGGGTTGATAAGAAAACTGGAATTATTTTGAGGGAAGCAAATCATCCTCTGAATAATACTGGTATTCGGATTGTCAATTTCGAAGTAAAACAGTTCGATTATCCAGACCGGGTACGAAAACAGATTGCCCAACAGCAAGAAAATTTGATGGCTATCGCTACTGCTAAATCTCTTGCTAAAAAAGCAGAACAGGATGCTATTACTGTAGAGCAAGAAGGTTTGGCTAACGTGATGAAAGCCAAATATTTAGAAGAGGAAGTAAAAGTTAAAGCTGTTGTTGTTGCGGAACGAGATAAAGAAGTTGCGGAACTTCATGCTCATAAAGAACTTGAAGTTGCAAAACTCGCTAGACAGGCCGCAAAAGAAACTAAACAACAGTTGATTCTTTTGGGTCAAGGTGAATCGGAACGAAAGAAGTTGGTAATGAGTGCCGATGGTGCGTTAGCACAAAAACTTGAAGCGTGGGTAAATGTTAATGCAAATTACGCTACGGCTCTAGAAAAGAATGCACAAAAACTTGTTCCAAATATTGTCATGGGTCAATCTGGTAAGTCTGGAAATGTATCTCCAGTTACCGATTTTATGGACTTGATTAAAATCAAGACCGCAAATGATCTTCATTTGGATATGACAATGGGTTCTAACAAGAATCGCAAATAATCCTATCTGGCATAATATAAAAGGTGGGTAGAGACTTTACCCACCTTTTCTTTTTTTGGAATTTATTATGAAATTATATCTGATAAAATATAAAGATTCTGGAACCTATCATAAAAAAGTTTGGGTTAATCCGGGGCATTTAAAACTTCATCTGAGAACTTGTAAGTTACGGTCTATATCAAACCACCATTGGGATGAAGAAGAACAAGAAGAAGATAAAAAATTTAATAAAAAAATCCTAGATAATATTGAGATGCATATAATCGATGTTGAAGAACATCCACCAGTAGTAGTTCAACTTGAACTAGACGACAAGAACGAATGGAACGTATGAAAATAAAAATTTTGATAACAGGTGGTAGGGATTTTACAGATAATGAATTTATTGATTTGATATTAAATAAATATTACGTTGATTATAATGAAGAGATTTCATTAGTCTTGGGTGGAGCCTCTGGAGCAGATACGTTAGCCGCATGTTGGGCCGAACATAACAAAGTAGATCATCAGATTATATATGCCAAGTGGAAAAAATATGGTAGATATATGGCTGGTCGAATTCGTAACAAAGAAATGGCTGATACCAAACCAGATTTTGCAATTGCGTTTCCGGGTGGAAATGGAACAGCGAATATGAAAAGTATTTGTAATGAAAGAAATATAATAGTAATCGAACCCGAATATCATACCGACTTGGATATATCTGATAATAGATATATAGAAATGTAATGAGAGAACATATATTTGGAATGACAAAAAAGGATTTTGAGATCAGTTTTTATTCTGGGTCTGGTGCTGGTGGACAACACAGAAACAAACACAAAAATTGTGTTAGAATATTCCATAGAGCAAGTGGGGTGATGGCTACTGGTGCTGATTCAAAAAGTCTTGAACAAAATAAAAAGAACGCATTTAAAAGACTAACCAACAACGATAAATTTAAACAATGGATAAAAGTAGAGTTAGCAAAAAGAGCGTCTGCTTTTGATGAAATGAACAAAAAAATTAATGATATAGTGGATGTTGCCATGCGTGAAGAAAATCTAAAAATTGAATATGGAGAAGACATTAAATGATATTTAAAATTTTTAGCCAACAAAACATAGAAAAATATATCGGGGATCAACCATATGTATTAATATCAATTGCCGGGAAACATCCTGATGGTAGTCATGGGTTCGCAGAATTACTAGCCGATCCAAACAGGATGGATGTATTACAATTAACGTTTGATGACGTGAGTGATAATAAAGATTGGGAAGGTAATATTGATCCTGATATAATTCCATTTAACGAATCACACGCAAGAGACATTATAGATTTTACTGAATATTATGAAGATAATATAGATTTAATTTGTGTGAATTGTTATGCTGGAATATCTCGTAGTTCTGGAGTTGCTAGTGCGTTATCAGTTATTAGAAATGGTAGTCGAAGTGATAATTGGATTTGGGATTCTCCAAAATATTATCCAAATTATCTGGTGTATAAAACGTTGTTGAAAGTATGGCAAGATAATTGGACGGATGATGATGAAGAATCTTTGAAAGCGAAGTTACATGAGAAAGGAATTACTGTATGAAATTATTGGGTGAATATTTTAAATTACAAAATGAAATTTATGAATATTTCGGATATCAAGAAGATTGGGTTGTTATTCCTATGGAGTCAAAACTAAATTATTTTTGGTATATTGATCCGACTGAAAAAGATCATGTAATATATTGGGAATCTAAAAAAGATGTTGTGGAGTTGGGTCAGTGGTATCAAGATGGAATATACACACAACGATTTTTACCTAAGTGGGTTTATCGTGGTCCTGAATTCACAATGATTTGTACAAACCCCGGAGTAGATGGTAATAAATTTTTATCAGTATTTGATAATACAAAAGAACATAAATCAATACCAACATATCTTCAAGATGGTATTACAAAATTGGATGGTATGTACAACATAGTATAATATTGCTGTATAATCTTATTGACGAAAGTATTTAAGACGTGGGTTCGATACCCACCGCCTCCACCATAAGAGTGTATTGTTCATGGTTGAAACCCCATCTAGTTTATTATTCTGACATGTCGAAATTGGATAATAATCAAAACGAGAAGTGCAATACACTTTTTTCATGGGGGCGAACTGGATTCGATTGGATATAATAATCTTTAAGACAGCACTAGGATGATAGTTGGCCTAGTAAAAAATCTATCAGATTATAAATGCAAATGATTACGATCTAGCATTGGCGGCGTAAAGTTGCCTTGGGCTTGGGACACCTAGAAACAGAACGTCCCACCTTCTTTTACATACCCGAAAATAAACATTGACATACTCCGAAACTCTGTTATACTGTTTACATAGTCAACCGAACCAAAGGAGATTGAAGATGCCTAAAAGAACTTTTACTGCATATTATCGAGTTGGTGGTACAGCCAATTTTGAGTGGAAAAAAGCCTTTCCTGTAGATACGAGAGATAAAGCCGTTAAACAGGTTGTAGAGCTTCGCACAGCAGGTTATCCGGCTGAATATCATGATACCAAAACTCTTAATAAAGTAGGACTTCCGAAAGGATATGAACTCTCGAAACGTGAAAGATATTTTGCACAGCATGTTAAATAAAACTTGACACCTACCGAAACTCTGGTATACTATCTTTGTAATTGAGATTTGACTAACCCTATCGGAGATAAACAATGAAAGAAATGAAGAAACGTTTGTTATGGGATAAAATATTCGATCCATCATTAAAATTACCAAAGACCGAAGAAGAGATTTTGGTATGGGCTGAAAAGGTGTTTAGTGACCTTTCTCCAGAAAATCTTACTTGTGATGGTGAATTATCAGGTGGTCGAGTTCGATCCCGACTTGCTGAATTGAACCGTGAATTGAAAGAGCTAGAGAAATTACTTGGGAGAAAGATTGAAGAATCTGATGTTTATTCTTGACATCGAATAAAACTCTGGTATACTGGTTACATGATAAACAATGATTCAGGAGATAAAAACATGTCTGTTCAGCAAACAATTCTAGACCAAATTAAAGCAACTGATTTTTGGGCATTGGGAGCATGGGGCGCAAGAGAATACAAAGCATACGGAACAACTCTTGCTTTTCGAGTCAATGGAACGAAACTCAAACGTGGTTGGATTACGATTGAATATGTTGAAGGTCAAGACCTCTACACGGTTGAAGCTGTACAATATTGGAAAGCAGAACGCAAAGTAAAGAAAAGTGTTGACATGGTATATGCCGATATGCTAGTATCAGTTATCGATGGAATTGTTGGTTAA